GGTTGGGGCAAGCTCCTCGAAGAGGGCAACGTCCGCTACTGCGATGACCCCATCGACGCCAGCGAGATCGTCACCCTAAAGAAGCAGCACGAGAAGAAGGTGTACGGCTTCCAGTGCAGCGTCCAACCCTTGAGCAACTTCTGCAACAAGGAGCTCTGCCGCTCTCGTAAGTATGGGATTGGTGGAGGGGGGCGTGCCGAGTTTCCGAAGCTGACGGGCATGACCATCCTCAATTCCTCGCCCAAGATGTTCTTCCTCGACTACGAGGGGCAGCGGCTGGAGCTTCAGGCCGAGCAGCTGTCCGGGCAGGCGGCGTTCCAGAAGGCCTGCATCGAGCAGGTCAACATGATGCCGCCCACGGTCAAGGCCAACGACTGGAACCGGATCGTCAACGACCTGTTGCAGACGGCCATCAAGCTGGAAGCGCCGCCGGAACTGACGCTGCGCGGACAGTTCGACGACCTGATCAAGGAGTACTGCACGAGCAACATCAGGGCCATGGTCCCAGAAGAGATGGCGATGGGCAAACCATGGGCGGACAAGGGCATGACGAAGTTCACCTTCGCTGGTCTGATGGAGTTCCTGAAGTTCCGCGGCTTTACCAATGTCACCCGGGTGCAGATACAAAACTTCATCAAGGACCTGAACGCTGGCGCATCTTGCAACGGCCATCAGGGGGTGAGGAAAGAGGACGGCACGACCACAACCCTTCGGGTGTGGTGGGTCCCGGCATACAAAGAGTCCCACGTGGACATGAGAGCGGAGAACAGAGATGCGCGAGAAGATATTCCCTTCTGACACTGAGGACAGGATGCTCCGGGCAGTTGATGTTTGCCAGTGGCTGAACATCGCGGAGTCCACCCTGTACAAATGGATCAAGGCCGGACGGTTCCCCAAGCCGCTGTCCCTTGGTGACGAGACTGACCAGAACTCCGCTTCGCGCTTCTTCAAGAGCGAGGTTGAGGAGTGGCTATATGCAAGACCCAGAGGAAAATTTCATGGAACAGAAAACGCTGTTGCTCGGTCCCCCCGGGTGCGGAAAAACGTACCGGATGATCAAGGAAGTGGAACTGGAACTGGCGAGGGGGACGAGGCCTGACGAGATCGCCATCGTCTCCTTCACCCGCAAGTCGGTGGAGGTGGCGATGGACAGGGCCTGTCAGCGCTTCAACCTGCAGCCCAAAGACTTCCCCTTCTTCAAGACGCTCCACGCCCTAGGCCTGCGCATGCTGGGCATCCAGCCTTCTCAGATCATGTCGCAGGCGGACTGGCGAGACTTTGGTCGTAGTCTAGGGCTCGACATCTATGGGGTGGACGACCGGTCCGCGAAGGACGGGCTGATCATCCCCCAGTCCGTGGGCGGGGACAAGTACGTCGCCATACTGGAGCGGGCGACCATGCGGTGCATCCCGCTGGCGCAGGAGTTCTCCGAGGTCAACGACTGGAAGATGTCGTGGCCGATGCTGCTCAAGGTCGAGCAGGAACTGGCGATGTACAAGAGCACGTACAACAAGTTCTCCTTCGTGGACATGATCAACGAGGTCGTCGTCCAGCAGATTCAAGGACCGAGGCTCAAGCTCCTCGTGGTGGACGAGGCACAGGACCTGACCCCGCTGCAATGGAAGATGGTCGAGCTTCTGGCTGCCCGTGCCGAGCGCGTGATCTTCGCGGGCGATGACGATCAGGCCATCCACCGGTGGGCTGGCGTCAACGTGCGCCTGTTCATGGAGAGCGCCAAGAACACAGAGGTACTGTCCCAGAGCTACCGCCTGCCCGCCCCTGTGCACGAGGTTGCCACCTCCCTGTCGGCCCGCATCCGTAACCGCCTGACCAAGGAGTTCCTCCCGGCCACGCACCAAGGCTCGGTGAGCAGGGTGCTCGGACCGCGGAACTTGGACCTGCGGGATGGTAAGTGGATGGTCCTGTCCCGGACGAACGCCTACGTCCAAGACTGGGCCAAGCGCTTGCGTCAAGACGGATACATGTTTCAGGTCTACGGGCGCAACTCCGTGGACCCCAAGCTCGCCGACGCCATCAAGAACTGGCGTACCCTTCAGAAGGGTCAGTTCCTCCCGCCTCTGGCCATCAAGGCTCTGTACGAGATGCTGCCCAAGCAGGGCGATGCGGCAGCGCTCAAGCGCGGTGCGAGCAAGCTGCTCGACGCACTGGACGCCACTGGGATGTATGACTTCGACGAGCTTGTCCGGTCGGCGGGCATGATAGCCAACCGGGACATGGACGCCTTCCAAGTCCTGAACCTTGGCGATGCCGACGCCGAGTACATCCGCAGCCTCGAGCGCCGGGGCGAGGACATCGCGGGCGAGCCCCGCATCAAGCTGGGCACCGCCCACGCCTCCAAGGGTGGGGAGGAGGACAACGTGGCCTTCGATCTGTCCTCGACCAAGGCCTGCGTGAACAGCAAGTTTCCCGACGACGAGCACCGCCTCGCCTACGTCGCCACCTCGCGGGCCAAGCACAACCTGTTTCTCGTCCACACTGACAAGGAGTTTCGCTATGTCGTCTGATAACCCTTCCCGCCTGAGCATTCTGGCCCAAGCCGCCGCCGTCACCGGAGGTGAGCGGGCGGACTCGTATGGCCCCGTCAAAGGAAACTTGGGGCGTATCGCTGTGCTCTGGTCGAGCTACGTCTCCGCCAAGCTTGGGGAAGAGGTGGTCCTGTCCGCAGAAGACGTGGCGTGGATGATGACCATGCTCAAGGCTGCCCGGGCCATGGGAACAAACTACCACGAAGACAACTACGTCGATGCGGCGGCCTACGCCGCCATCGCAGGGGAGTGCGCAAAATGAGCAAGGACCGCTTCGACGTCAGCACGGATGACTTCCTGCTCAAGATGGACTTAAACAACCCAGACGTCGAATGGTTCATGCCCTCCGAGTTCCCCGACCTGACGCGCAACAAGACGATGGCCATCGACCTCGAGACCCGTGACCCTGACCTGACCCGGATGGGTCCGGGCTGGGCCACAGGGAACGGGGAAGTGATCGGGGTGTCCATCGCCTCCGGAGATTTCTCTGGCTACTTCCCCATCGCGCATGCGGCGGGCCCGAACCTCGACAAGAAGGTTGTCCTGCGCTGGCTGCAGGTTCAACTCAATACCCCCGACACCACCAAGATCATGCACAACGCGAGCTACGACGTGGGGTGGCTGCTCGCGGAGGGTATTAAAATGCAAGGCCCAATCATTGATACCATGCTGGTCGCCCCGCTGCTGGACGAGAACCGCATGTCCTACCGCCTCGACCTTCTGGGCAAGGACTATCTGGGTCTACGCAAGGACGAGAAGATTCTGCGCAACGCGGCAGCCGAGTGGGGGATCGATCCCAAGTCGGAAATGTGGAGGCTGCCCGCCCGCTATGTGGGCGTCTACGCCGAGCAGGACGCTGTACTAACTCTGAAGCTGTGGGAAAGGTTCCGTCCCATGCTCGAAGAACAGAGCCTGCTGACGGTATGCGATCTGGAGCACCGGGTCCTGCCCGCCGTGATTGACATGCGCATGCGCGGGGTCCGCGTTGATCTGGACAAGGCGGCCATCGCCAAGGCCGAACTGCGCAAGGCGGCCCAGACGGTCAAGGACTACATCTTCCGGGAGACGCAGATCAAGGTGGACCCGTGGGCTGCCGCCTCCGTGCAGAAGATGTTCGACAGCCTTGGCCTGTCCTATCCCCGGACCGAGGCCGGAGCTCCGTCCTTCACCAAGCAGTTCCTGCAAGCCATGGACCACCCAGTGGCCAAGGCCATGGTCACGCTGCGTGAGATGGACAAGGCAGACAGCACGTTCATCGACTCGATCCTCCGCTACCAGAAGAACGGGCGCATCCACTGCGAGATGCACCAGCTGCGCTCCGACGACGGAGGCACGGTGACGGGCCGCTTCAGCAGTTCGAACCCCAACCTCCAGCAGATTCCTGCGCGGGACCCGTACATCAAGAAGCTGATCCGGGGCCTGTTCATTCCGGAAGACGGCTGCCAGTGGGGTTCGTTTGACTACTCGTCCCAAGAACCGCGGCTCTTGGTGCACTTCGCTGCCAGCCACCCCGATACGGCAGCCGACTCGCTGGTCTCGACCATCGTGCAAGAGTACCAGAACGGGGACGCGGACCTCCACCAGATGGTGGCCGACATGGCCGGGATCAGCCGGAAGGCCGCGAAGACGATCAACCTTGGCATCATGTACGGAATGGGCGTGGCCAAGCTTGGCAACCAGCTGGGGCTGACAGAGGAGCAGGCCAAGGCCCTCATGGCCGAGTACCAAGACAAGGTCCCGTTCGTGAAGAAGCTCGCCACTCTGGCCTCGTCCCGGGCAGACCGGGAGGGGCGCATTCGCACGATCCGCGGGCGGCTCTGTCGCTTTGATCTTTGGGAACCCGCAACCTTCGGCTACAATAAACCCATGAAGTACGACGACGCTCAGCGCGAGTACGGAGGGATGTCCCGGATACGGCGGGCGTTCACCTACAAGGCGTTGAACC